ACAAGAGCTCCGCGAAACTAAAAGCGGAGCTCTAAGTATTATTAAAAATAATTTATTAGAACTTACCAGCCTTAGCAGCTTCTTCAATTGAAACAGTAGCCCCGTATTTTATAGGCTTTCTATATGCTTTTGTTAGTTACGTGACTGTTACTATAAAACGCTTATACTGTTTAGTACGCCTACTTGCTGTATCAGTTCTACCGCCTCTTTTACTCTATCATAACTTGTATACTGGTTGCAATAGCCTTGCGGTCTGCCTGCCTCTATAAACTTTATGTATATAGGGCAGCTACCGCACCCGTTTTGCAGCTGGCACGCCGCGTTAGCTGCTAATATCTCTGTAGCCTCTCCGTATGTCATTATACTAAAAGCTCCCAGCCTACTACAATATAATTAGCAGTTATTTTAGGGTACTTAGCCTTATTTGCAATTACAATAGCGTTAACAGTCGTGCCGTACTTTTTAGCTATTGCGCTTAAATTGTCCCCAGCTACTACTTTGTGTGTCTTTTTAGCAGTAGCTGTGCTGCTTGTCGTTTTAATGTCTTTTAAGTAGCTGCCGCTCATGTAGCCTATAGTGCCGTCGTGCTTGCAATGATACCAGCCGTTAGCTACTGTGCCGTCTATTTCTACTGTTACGCCCTTGCTAACTACCTTAAGTGTGCTGTATGTAGTGCCTGCGCCTGCTCTCATACGTAAATTAGCAGTAGTTTTAGCAGTTCCAGTAGCCTTAAAAGTGTTTTCTGCTGGCTTTTCCTCGTCCGGCTTAGCAGTTCCGCTTAAATATGCTTTAACCTTAGCCAGAAATGCTGCCCACTCTGCATTACTAGCGCCTGCCATTTCCGCAGGGCATTGCTTGTGGGTTACGTCGTAGTGTCTTACTACGTACTTTTCTACTCCTGCTGCCGTTATGCCCAGCTTTTTGCATAAGCACGCGCATAAAGCGGCTGCATTTTCCTTAGTTTTAGCACTTATTTTGTAATTTCCTGCCGTGCAGCACATTTCTATACCGATACTGTTAGTGTTTCTGCACTCTGCGTGGTAATATGTGCCGCTTGTGCCGCAGTGCCACGCCTTGTTACGCAGCTCTACAGTCTGGTATATTGTCGTATCGTCTACGAAAAAATGCGCGCTGGCTTGTCTGCCTGCTGTTTGAAAATACTTAGCGTTATTTACTGCTAAGTCCTTGCTGTTACCCGTATAGTGCATAACTATATAGCTAATAGCTCTGCTGTCGCACTTGTTATAATTTCCGCTGTTAGTCGGTTTGCTGGTGTCTATTGCAATGCCGTTAATAACGTCGCTAATAAAACCAGCGTTAATAGTCTTGCCCACTGTTTTTACCTCGCTTTCGTTCTTAGCGTACTCGTCGTAAAAGCTCTGCCCATATTGTGCCCTTTTTATCTGTACCGCCTCGCTTTGGTCTGCTGGGCGCTCAAACTTAAGTAGTATTATGTCGCTTGCTGCTCTTACGCTCTGCGCTGCCTTTAACCCCTGCATAATAGTATTATTTGCTTTAAGCTCAGTGTGTAAAAATTCTAGCTGCATATCTAGGCTGCCTATGCTAGCCCCTAAGCTCTTAGCGTAATTAAGCAGGTTTTGCTTTCTGCTGTAATAAGTCCATTGTGCTAAGCCGTAGCCCGCGCTGTCGTGCACAAAGTTAGTATAGCTGCCGTTATCTACGGCAGCCGTGTACTCTGTGTCTGTGTAGCCTAGTTTCTTTTCGTAGCTATTTTGCAGGTTTTCTGGTCTTAGTCCGCTTTCTGCTTGTAAGTTTCCCATAATGCCTGCTATAGCAAACTCGTTAAAGCCTTTTCGTTTCAAAAAGTCCCATATAGTTTTACTTATACCAGCCACACTTACGCCCCCTTTACTGGTTTGTGCTAGTCTTTATGCTCTACTATCTGCTGTACTGCTGTATTATTCTCTAAAATACGTTTCATTTCCTCTAGCGCCTCGTCTACTAGCCCGCTAAACTGCTCAAACGTAATAACTTTAGCTAACCAGTTAAACTTAGTTAAAAACAAGTCGTAAACATATCGCAGCTTAAGCTTTCCAGTGCCGCCGCCTAGTTCCTTTTCTGCCATTGTTACTGCATAAATCAGCCACTCTTTTACTTTTGCTATTTGCTGCTCTGTAGGCATACCAGCAAACTTTACTACATAGAGTATAATAGCTGCCGCACTTGCAATAGCTGCAATAATTACAGCCCAGTTATTTACTATAAATTCCATTTACTGCCCCGCTTTCTAGCCTTGTACCTCGTCTAAAGGCTCTGGCTCTTTTTTTATAATCTTAGTGGCGTTTTCTACTCCTGCTTTTATTAAATAGCCGCCTATTACTACCCTAAAAGTCTCGTTAGTTTCTGTAATAAGCGTACTAAGTGCTGTTGTATCTGCTGCAAGGCTTACAGCCCAGCAGCAAGTAACCATAGCATAAATAAAAGATATAAAGTATAGTGCCGCCATAACCACTACTACACGCTTGCTAAATTCCCATAGCCAGCGCTTAGCTGTGTTACGTCGCTTTCTCATTGTGCAGCAGCCCCCTTGTGCATATTTCTTAGTGCCTGCTCTATGTCGTTAAGCCTCTGCTCGTGCTCGTCTACTCTGTGGTGTACGCTCTTTAAGCTCTGCTCAAGTATTAAAAGCTGGTCGTGGTTTTGTCTTGTGTCTGCCTGCACGGTATTTATTACGTTTTCTATCTTTTGTAACTGTTTTTCGATATTGTTAAGTGCTAGCATTAAGCTAGTTTGTGCTGCTTGTTCTTCTCTTGCTCTGCGTTCCAGCGTTTCGCTGTCTACGTTTTCTGCTCTCTTTTGGTTTTTGCTAATATTTACTGTATTAACTACTGCCATAATTAAAGAAACTAACAAAGCAGCAATACTTATGTAGTTTGCTGGTGTCATATTACGCGCCCCCTTTACTGGTCTGCGCTTTTGTTAAGTTCTAAAGCGTCTGCCTCGTATGGCTCGCCAGTTATAAGCTCGTACTCGTCTGGTGTGATTTTGCCAGCGCGCACAAAAGTTGCTACGTCTGCCTCGCTATAATATCCTTTGTCGTAATATCTCTTTACAGTGTTGTATAATCTGCTCATTTTATCTTATACCCCCTTTTACTTGCCCATAATACTAAGCAAAATGTCTGCTAGTGCCTCGTCTTGTGCGTCCAGCTGTTCTGTAGTGTCTGCCTGCCCTAGTAAAATCTCTGCGTAAGTTGCGTCGCTATTAGCTGCCTGCTCTATAAGCTGCGCCATTTCGTTTATAGCTGCTGGCTCTCGCTCGTATTCCTCGCGCGTAAGCTGGCACTCGTCATACTGCCATACTTTAACCTTTGTGCCGTCCGCGTTTTTAACTGTCGTCTGTGCAATGTTCTTGCGTAAGTACACTGTTCTAGGGCTGCTGTATACGTCCAGTATTGCTGGCTGTGTTTTCTGCGTGCCCTGCCTTGTTTTCCAGTCCATTACTAACATTGTGTTCGCTCCTTTCTGCTTTAGCTCTTTTTGATGTAAACTTTTTAAGTTTACCTATATTTACATACGGTCTTATGTAGTCACGGTATACACCGTAGCTGTCTGTATGTTTAATATATCCCATGTAACTTACCATACCTTGTGCGCCTTTTATGGTAGTGTGTTTGCCTACCTTTTTAGCCTTGCGCATAATTCTTATAAAAATAGACTTTCGCAATATTGTTTTTTCTCTATAGAATTGCCAGCCCATAAAGTCTAGTGGTCTGCCTTTTCCTTTGTACTCAAACCTAAATACTTGCCAGTTTTCCTTTATTCTTAAATGCAGGTTATCTTTTAAGTATTTCTCTATTGCTAAGTGCATTTTGTGCAGCTCTTTTTTATTACCGCCAAAAATTACTATATCGTCCATGTATCTTATATAGTACTTGGCGTGCAGCTGCTCTTTTATGTAGTGGTCTAGCGGCGTTAGCATAAAGTTTGCAAACCATTGCGACGTATAATTACCCAGTGGTAAGCCTTTTTCGCAGCCGTCTATAACTGCCTCTATTAGTGCTATTGCCTGCTTGTCTTTTATTTTCTGTCGTAACATGGCTTTTAGTACGTTCTGGTCTATGCTTTCGTAAAAGTGTTTTATATCCATTTTGAATACATACTTAGTATTTTTAATGTCGTTGCTTAGCCATTTTTCTATACTCTTTTTGCCATAGTGTGCGCCTCTTGTTGGAATACTACCGCAGCTGTACTCATACATAGGCGCTGTTAATAGTGGCTGTAATACTTGTATTATGCAGTGGTGTATTATCTGGTCGTACTTAAAATGTGGTTTGCGTATCCTGCGTACTTTGTGGTGTGTACCCTCGTTTACTATACAAACCTCGTCTACTCTTGCTTTGTAATTCCCAGATAATAATATTTTTTGTACCTCTGCTACGTGGTAGTCTATATGCTCTAAAACCTCTTTAACGTCCTTGCGGTTACGCTTTCTTTTGCTGGCGTTAAGTATTGCAGCCCTTATGTTTTCCTCGCTTGCTATTTGTTCCATAAGGTGCTTATAGGTTTTCATTTTTGACTTATTCCCCTCAAGGGTTTTCGCTTTGTTTGTTACTAGCCCCTGCCTTTGTCGGTTGTATTTTCACTCACTAAATAGCTAACGCTGTTACAAGCGTCTGTGGTGTAGGATAATAGGGTACTTGGTTATTGTTCCGTAATAGGGAAAGTTAGCGCAACGCCGTAATTCCAATTCGAGTTAGAAAGCGCATTGTTCAAATTCAAAGCGCAGCCCACGTGCAAGCCATTATTGCCATTGCTGCCAAAGCGCGCAAACCGAAAAGCAGCCCGTCGTTACGTACCCTAAAACCCCTATACTGTCGTAAGTTTATAGGTTAGTGGGGGAATACTCCCCCAGTCCCCCTAAGCGGCTTATGCCGCAGGCTGTTCGCAAGTCAGCGCAACGCCGTAAAACCAACCCGAGCCAGAAAGCGCAGAGCCCAAATGCAAAGCGCAGCCCACGAGCAAGCCAGCACCGCCAGCGCTGCCAAAGCGCGCAAAGTTCTGCTGCGACGTATTCCACCAACAGCCGTCTGGTACATAAGTGCTGTCGCTGCCGCTTACTGTATAAGGCAGTGTGCCGTACTCGCTAGTGTGGTGCTGTGACTGGTATCCGCCACTTGTGCCGCCTATTCCGTAAGCTGTTGCTGCGTATCCGCTGCCAGTAGTATTATATGGCGCTTTCATTTTTACAGCGTACTTGCCGTTAGTGTTATATAAAAGCCCCTGCATAATTTTCCAGATATTGCCCCAAAAGTTCTCTAAATGGAATACTTTTACTACTGTATTGTCGCGTTTTCCGTAAAACTGCCCAGCTGTGTTGCCAGTTCCGCTAGCTTTTAAGTGGCTAGCCTGCGACATACCCGTATAATATCCGTAGCCCCATGCTGTCTGTACGTCGTCGCTAAGCGACATAAGGCGTAACAAGTCCCATATAAGACTTACTCTGCTCCATGTGTCGCTATCCCATAAGCTGCCGTTAGCCTGCGCGTATGTAAGCTGTGTGCCGCCTGCTACAGTGTTGCAAGGTGTCTGCCCGCTTAAGCTACGTATCTTGTTAGAAATATTGCAGCCGTCGTAAATACTACGCGCGAACCACTCCATAATACTACCGTCTGCTCTTTCGTGTGCATAAGCTTTGTAATTGTCGTTAAGCTTTACATTACATACTTTTACATACTCGTAAGTAGCGTCCTCGTAACGATATACCCATACTGTAGGGAATAACGCCATTGCATTACCGCCATAGTTGCTGTTAGCTACGTCGCTTGCTGTGCCGTCCTCTTTCTTAGTGTAGTCGTTAGGGTTAAGGTAGTAGTCTATTGTGCCGTCGTATTTCATCATGCAGGGCTTGTTATCCTTTACAAACCATACGTCGCCCCAGTCGCCTAAGTCTATTTTGCCAGTGCTTGTATTCATGCTGGCTGTTTTCATTCCTACCGCCATGTCTGTAGCTACAAGTCTTGTAGCTGGGTTACTGTCCCCTTTAGTACGTCTAAAGCCGTAAAGTACGTATGCCTGCGGCGTTGCTGTAGCTCTATTGGCGTTGCTGCCTGCTAATACTCTTAAGCCCGCTGCCCTATTTACTACGCCGTGGTCTGTATAAGGAAATGCGCAGAAATAATAAGGCTGGTCGTTAATAAGGTCGTTTACCTCTAAAGTAAATACGTTTCCGTCTGCCTCGTGGTCTGCTAATACCGTGCCGTCGTTTTCGTCTACTGGGTATCCGTCTGCTTTCATTACTACGTAAAAGCCCTTTACGCTAGCAATAAGCTGCCCGTCTATAATTGTGTCTGCTGGCTCTAAAGCCTTTATAGTTACCTTTGCATCGCCGCTTGTAACGCTAAACTGCTGCATATTTGCTGGTGCTATTCCAGTACCAGCAGTCTTAAGCTTAGCTCCTACCTCGTCTACTATATAACTTGCCTCTGCGTAACTCATGCCGTTGTATACTCCTCTCTAATAGTCTTATTAGTTGTGTCTGTCGCAGGTATTATGGTAGTTACCTTTGTATAAGTGCTGCTGCCTGCTGCTTTTGGCTTAAGCTCCTCAGTTATTACCTTATATCCCTCTAAACTCTCGCTAAAAGTAGTGGTAAGTACCGCCTCGTCGTTCTCTGCTATTATGCTGCCGTCTGGTAAAAACTCAGTTACAGCGTTAAGCATACCGTAGTAGCGCCTAAACTGGTCTAATACTGCTGCCTCTATTTCGTTTTGTAGGTGTCCTGCTGTTGTAGCGTCTAAAATATCCTTAATAGTTTCTACCCAGTCTATAAAAGCCTGCTGCTGCACCTGCTGCCAGTTCGTAAAGTCTGTCTCTTGCTGTTGTGTCCAGTCCTCAATTTCTGCAATATACTGCGCCTTAAACTGTGTTAAGTAGCTCTCAAACTGGTTAAAAATGTCTGTGGTGTCTGCCTGCTCAATTAGCCCAGTTACAATACCGCACAAAGTAGTATTAAGCCTCTGGTCTGTTATGTTTTCCTGCGTAATGCTTGTAGCTCCTGCGCTTACGTAAATATCTGCAAGTGCTAGCTCGTACTTGTCTGCATTTCTGGTAAGTGTAGGTGCTACTGGCTGCGCGCTGTAAGCTCCCTGCAATACGTCTAGGTATACGCGGCGCTCGCTATAGCTGCAACGCAGTACTACTCTGTCTATTCTGTTAAGTGCGCCGTCTGCGTTAGCAAGCTGCTTGCTTAAAAGACTGTCGTTTATGTATCCCGCGCCAGCTACCCAGCCTGCACCCGCGTTAATTCCTACAGTCATGCCGCCGTTTTCTGCTACTTTAAGCGCATTACTGTTGGCATAAAAAACGCCGTTGCCTATAAACTGTGCAAAGTAGTTTCTAAAGTCCTCTGATTTGTAAACTCTGTCGCCGTCTACACTGTTAAAAGGGAAACAAGTTTCTGCCATTTTACGTGTTACCTCACTTTCTTAATTTTATCTAGCAAAGTAGGTAAGCTGTCGCCAAAAGTAACCTCTAGCGTGTGCTTGCCGTCCTGCCATGTCTCGCTTATTTGTGTTATACGCGCGTCTATTCTTATGCCCCAGTTTTTCTCTATAGTTGTTACTATGTCCCCTACGTTAAAATCTTGCTTATATTGCAGGTTTTTACTTGTGTTTATGGTGCTTTCAAAGTTAATAGTCTCGCCGTAGTCGTCTAGCTGGTCGTTTGCGTCCGTTCTCATAAGCTCCATATACTGTGTATAGCTTATAGGTACGTCTTGCCCGCTATCGTCTTTAGTAGTCCAGCTTATACTAGCCATATCTACGTAAAACTCTGCGCGGTCTATTCCAGTTTGCCCCTCGTTGTCTACCTCTAGTGCGTATACTCTGTCGTTTTCGTCTGCTGCGCTCGTGCAATAGCATACGTTTTTAACGTTTTCTATGCTCTCTGTGTAGTCCTGCTCTGTTACGTTGTCAAAGTCTCTACTAAATATGCAAGGCGTGTTACCTTGCGTATTGCCCGTGCTCATGTCTTTACCTTTGTATAGCCAAAAGCCGTATAGCTTATTACGCTCGTTAACCAGTATGTCATAGCCTAGCTTTCCGCTTAAAGCTCTGTCGTATACCGCCTCGCCTAAGTCTGTGCCGTACACCGTTGTATACTCTACACTGCTGCCGCCTAAGTTTTCCTGCTCTAGCGTCTTAAAGTTCTCAAATCGCCTAGCCGCTGCTGCATTTCCCCCGCAGCTTATGCTTACTAAGTAGTTAATAATATTTTGGTTAGTGCCAGTAAGTATAAGCGCAGTGGTTAATACCCTTTTGCTTAGCCATTTCTTAAGAAAGCAGCCTTGTATTTCTATTTGCTCTGTACCGTTTTCGTCTTTCGTAATATAGCGGTATGTTATCTGCATGGCGCGCCGCCACTCTCCCTGCTCGTCGCTGTACTCTGCTGGCTCGCCGTGTAGTACTACTATATTGCCTTTTACTAAAAGCTCGTTGTTGTTTGCAGTTACTGGCGCTAATAGTTTTACGTCGTCAAAACTGCCTATATTCCAGTAACTAGGCTGCCATATTACGCTTATTGCCTCGTCTACAATTCCTAAAGGCTCTAGCTGCTGTGTAAATACTTTAAGCTCCATACGTTATACCCCCAGATACTTAGGGCTGTAGTATATTGTTACCTCTAAAGCGTCTAGCCCCGCCTCTGCGTTATACCTAAATACGTTGTCTCCTATTTCTAGCTGCATAAAAGTACTGTCTACGTCTATATACCTAAAGTAGTCTGTATCTATGCCGCCGCTAGTCTTAGTAGCTCCCTTGTTTCCGTACTCAGTATTAACCGTTACCGTGTCGCCTGCTGCCAGTGTTGCGTTTACTTGGATATACTCGCCAGTGTTAATGTTAAGTAATAGCGGGTTAGTTACTGTACCAGTAGCCTTAAATGCTACGCGCATACCCGTTTTTACGTCGCCCTCGTTGTAAACGTCTACAATAACGCTAGGCTGTCTGTATCCAAAAATTATGCCCTCGTCCTGCGGTATTTCCATTGCAAAATGAAAGCTACCTACCCAGCTTGCTATATCTTTTCTTGTCTCTGTCTCGTCTCTCCAAAATGGAGACGGGCAGCTTAGCTGTACTACAAACTTTTCTAGTACTGCGCCCCTTGTAAATACTGGCGCGTTATCTACCCTTACGTCTATTACTTTTATAAAGTTGCCGTAAATGTAAGTAAGTTTAGCGTCTAGCTCTGGGTTAAGTATTTTTTGCATAGCGCGGCGCAGTGTAAGCATACTGTCTTTGTCTTTTTTGTTAATTACGCCTGCTATGTCTATGTCTCTGCTGTTTATTTTCTGGCTTATAAAAGTCTCGCCGTGCTGCCCCATAGAGCTAGTAGTATATAGCGTGTTTTTTATGTCTGCTATTCCCGTAACGTCTTTGCTTACGTTAACATAAAAGTCGCTACCTATACTAAACTCTATGCTGCCGCCGTGCGCGTTGGTGTATATAAGCCTCTCGTAGTTTCGTGCTACTGCTGCCATATTTTTACACCGTCCTTGCTATTAGTCTAAAGTTCTTAGCTGCCTCTCTTTGCTGCTTTGCGTAGTCTGTCGTATTTGCGTAAATGTTCTGTATTACGGTTACGCCGCTTGTAATAGCTCTGCCTGCTGCGCCAGTTCCAGAAATATTAGCGCCTACATTTACGTTAGGCATTATGTCAAAGTCTGTAGGGATAGCGTTTTCTATCTGTTTAGAAACGCTTTTCATTTCCTTTTCAAAGCCTACGCCGATACCTTGCGCCATGTATACGCCTACCTCGTCCCTAAACTTACGCGACGGGCTATGTATTCCTAGCGCGCTTTTTGCTGCGTCTAGCAAGCTGCTAGCTAAGCTGCCTACCTTTTCTTTTAACCAGTCCCAGCCAGCGCTAATACCGTTCCAGATACCATTTACAATATTAGTGCCTATATTCTTAAAGCTTTCACCTATGTTGCTAAATACGTTAATTATGCCGTCTTTAACTTTCTGCATGGCGCTTTTTGCTGCCTCAAGCACTCTGCTACCCCAGTTTGTAACCTGCGTTACTGCACCTATGATAGTGTTATATATTTTCGTCGGTATGTCTTTTATTGTGTTAATTATGCCGTTAACAAAGCTGCTCATAGCTGTAATAGCATTGCTAAGCATATTGCTGCCCCACTGTATAACGTTTTGTATTACGTTACTAAATGTGGTGCTAATGCTAGCCAGCAAGTTTGCGCCCCACTCTGCTACTGGTGCAAGTGCTGCTCCCAGTCCGTTTACAATAGCCATAACTATTTGTGGTAATGCCTCTGCTAATGCTGCTAATATTTGCGGCATTGCCTCTAGTATCGCCATAAATAATTGTATACTACCCTCAATAATAAGCGGTATGCCTTGTATAAGTCCGTTTACTACAGCCTCTATTATCTGCGGTAATGCTGCTACTAAAGCGTCTATTATTACTGGTATTGCCTCAACTAAAGCCATAAATAGCTGTATAGCGCCTTGTATTAACTGCGGTATAGCGGTTATTAGCGCATTTATTATGCTAGTTATAAGCTGTGGCAGTGCTGCAATAATAAGCGGTATGGCTTGTATTATTCCCTCTACTAAGCCCTGCATAAGCTGTAAAGCTGCGTCTATAAGTAGCGGTATGTTTTCTATAAGCGTATTAACCAGCTGCAAAACTACGTCTACTATTGTAGGTATAAGCGTTGGCAGCGCCTGCGCTATTCCTACTGCAAGCTGCGCTATAATTTCTATACCAGCTTTAAGTATTTGTGGCAGCTGATTAAGTAGTCCGTCTACTAACTTTATAAGTATTTCGCCAGCCGTATTAAGTAAGCTAGGTAAGTTAGCTAGTATGCCGTCTATTAAAGCTTGTAAAATGTCTGGCGCTACCTCAAGTACAGCCTCTGCCATTGTGCTTATAAGTTCTACTATTTGCGGTATAATCTGCGCTATATTTTCCACTACGCCTTGCATACCTGCTTTTATGCCCTCTGCTGCTCCCTCGTTACCTGCTAATAGGTCGCTAAATCCGTCCATAAGCTGTGTAAGCGCTGGCAGCATATTACCTACTATATTGTTTTTAAGTCCCGTAAAAGTGCCTTGCAGTCTTGTTAAGCTGTCCTCAAACACTGCGCTTGCTGCTACCGCGTCGCTGCTCATTACCATTCCGTAGTCCTCAGCCTCTTGCATAAGTTCTTTTATGCCCTCGCTGCCACTGTTAAGCAATGGCAAAAGCTCGCTATAGCTCTTACCGAAAATGTCTTGCGCTGCTGCGTTTCTCTGTGTCTCGTCGTCCATAGCCGCTAAAGCGTCTATAGTGTCTAAAAGTACAGCCTCTGTACTCTTAAAACTGCCGTCTGCGTTCTGCATACTTACGCCGATAGCGTCAAACTTTTTAGTAGCACCCTCTACGCCGTTTTGTGCGTCTGCTAGGTCGTTTGTAATATTTACAATACCTTTGCTTAAGCTGTCTACGCTAGTTCCGCTACGCTCGCAGGCGTAACTAAGCTCTTGGTATAAGTCGCTACTTATTTGCAGCTTTTGGCTTTCCTTGTCTATTGTGTCGCCTGCTGCCGCTACGTCGTTTGCCATATCCCATATAGCTTTACCTGCTGCCACGGCTGCTGCCGCTATAGCTGCTGTAGCTGCTGCAATAGCTGCGCCAGTGGCTTTAAGTGCGTTGCCCGCTGCCTCAAACTTGCTAGCGCCCTCGTTGGCAGCGTCGCCACTTTTCTTAATTTCCTTTCCCGCTCCGTCTGCCTCGTTTTCTACCTTGCCTAGTTCCTCTGCTGTCTTTTTAAGTTCTCCCTCAGTTCCTACTAAAGCGGCTTTCTGGTAATTAAGCTGCTGCTCTAGTTTCTGGCTAGCCGCGCTGTTTTCGCCCGTTTCCTTGCGGCATTTTTCTAGCGCTTTTTCTGTAGCCTCTACTTTTGCTTTCTGCTGGTCGTATACCTTTTGTAGCGTTTCCTGCTTGCTCTTTAAGGTTTCTGCGCTTGCTCCGTTTGTCTTGTACTCTGCTGTTACAAGTTTCATTTCGCTATTAAGCGTCTTAAGGTTGCTGTTAATGTCCGCTACTGCCTTTTTGTAGTCTGCCTCGCCGTCGAAACTTATTTTAGTTTTTATTTGTTTTTCTACTGTATCTGCCATTTATAAGCCCCCTAGTGCTAAGTCTATAGGCGCTGGCTGCTGCCTGCCTGCTGTCGGTTGTTCGCCGTACTGCTGCGGGTTAAATTCCTTATGCAGCCTAAATAGTGTCGTTATCTGGTATGGCGTTTTGCGCCACGCCTCGCGCTCTGGCAAACGTAGCAGTACTACTGCTATGTAAATTAAGCGCGCAGTGTCTATTTTTCCTGCGCGCTCGCTGTGTTTCCCTCGTCGCCCTCGTCTGCGCTCACTGTTTCCGCGTCGCCTGCTGCACCGTAAGCAAACGCGTTAAATATTGCGCCCTTAATGTCGTTAAGGTTTCCTACGTGTATAAGCCTGCCTACCTCTTTTTCTGTAATCTCTGGCTCGCCGTCCTCTCTACCCTCGTTAAGCAGGATAGTAAAAAGCCAGCGTATATTTTTTATCATGTCTTTACTTTCGCCTAGTGCTACGTCTAACTGGTCGTAGCCGCCGAAACGGTCTTGTATTTCGTCCAGTACATTAAGCGAAAAAAGCATATAATATGCCTTGCCGTTTAGCTCTATTTTGTATCTACCGTCTTTTATTGCACTCATACTTTTTATACCTCGTCTTTTATAATTAGGGCGTAGCATATTGCAGCTGCGCCCTTTTGTTAGTAGTTCTGCTGCACTTATTATGCGCTAGGTGTTACAGTGTGCATAACGTCTGTAAACCAGTTCTTAGCTACCTCGCTAGTAGGTAATCCCGTGTAGTCTGCTTTCCACATTCCGTTAGCTGCTGCTGTCATAAATGTGCCCTCGATTTCTGGTGTCTTAAAGCTAATGCTCTCGCCCTTAGTCTCGTAGCTTTCGCTAGGGATAGCAAACTGTACTTTCTGTAACCAGATATAGCGGTAAGTTCCGTCTCCCTTTGCAGCTCTAAAGCCTACAGCTACATAAGGTGCTACGTCTGTACCTGCTCCCCATGTTACGCCCGCGCCGTCTGTAGACTGTCCTAAAATCTTAGAAAGTACAGTAGCGCTAAGGTCTGCTACGCCTAAAGTAATTGTGCCGCTTGTAAATTCTTTTACAGACTGGTTAAGCGCGTCGTCTGCATAAAGTGTAGCCTCTGCAACGTTTACGCTAAGGTCTGCTGTAATGGCTGCTGCCATTTTTTCTGGTGTTCCCCATGTCTCTACACCGTCCGCAATGGTAATAGGTGCAAAATAAAGGTCTTTAAGTCCAGTAGTCATTTTTAATACCTCGCTTTAACTTAATAATTGTATTGTTATAGGCACTTTGTAGTACCCCGTGTCTGTCTCGTAGTCCTCGCCGTCTATAGAGTTAATGTAATACCCGTTAGCTTTAAGGGCTGTAGTAATTTTCTTAAGCGTAGCCTCGTAGTCACTCTTACTAAATAGCGTTACCCTATAAGTACCTGCTGTAAGTAGCTGCTCGTCGTCTGCGCTCTGGGCTGCCTGCTCTAGTACTCGCTGAAAAGTGCAGTAAGTGCGCGGCTTATTATTGCCCGTATATACTAGCCTCTCAGTAGGTACTATAGCTGCTAGTATTTCTTGTAAGCTCGCCATGCCGTGCCCCCTCTCTAAGTTAGCGTACTTTCTACGTACTTATCCCATATAGCTTTAGCTTTAGAAAACGCCCCAGCCTCTGCTTTAGCGTTCCCCTGCGTTAGCCACGGTCTAGCAGGTATGTTGCTAGTGCCATACTCGAAAATATAGCCGATAGTAGCGTAACGTACGTTGCCTTTTTGTGCTTTGCCTTTTCTCTTATTGCCTTTGTTAGAATAGCCGCCGCCGTAGTCTGCGCCGTGGCTTGCTCGTCCCTCTGGCGCTATAGTAATACTTTTGGCTGTGTCGTCGCTTTCAATATTGCTAGCCTTTATGCTGCTTATAAAGCCGCCCGTCTTTCGTATTCCGTAAGTAGCTGCTGCCTCTTGCTGTGCTTTCACGTATTCCGCTGCACTCTCTTTTAGCATTTCCTCTACTACTTTGTCTGCCTGCTGCTCGTGCCTCATAAAAGCTGCGCTAAGTTCCTCTAAGCCCTCTGTGTTTAGTTCTGCCATAAGCTAGCCCTCGCTTTCGCTCGCCTGCTCTCTTAGGTCTGTAAGTGTTAGCTCTATAGTGTCGTCGTCTATTTCGTACGTTTTAGGTATGCTGTAACGCTTGCCCTTAAACTCGGCTATAGTCTCGTCGTTATAGTCTACCGTGTGTACCTCTACTTTTAAGCTAACAGTACGCCCCGCCTGCTGGCTGCTAAAATATTCTGCATAGCCTACGTTCTTTTTGTTACAAAATACTGCGCGTGCTGTCTCTACCAGCTCGTTAGGAAAGCCCGCAGCGTTTATACGTTCTGCTGGCTCTGCCTGCGCTATAAGCGTTATCTGGTCTGCCCATATTGCCATAAGCTATCCCTCGCTTTCGCTGGTGTTATAGTCTATGTCTAGTGCTAAGCTCATTTTCTGCAAGTCGTAGCTATTGCGGTACTGCTCTTCTTTGCCGTTAAAGTTAAACTCGCTACGGCAGTACAAAGTAACTGCTCTAATTACTAGCGCGTCTGTCTGCTCTAGCCTTTTTACTCCCTGCGCCTTTAAGTCCATAAGCGCTGCCATAATACTATTATTTATTTCCGCTGTAATAGCCTCGCTGGTGTTAGAAATACGCAGCGCATTACGTATAAGCTCTGTTAATTTCTCGCTAATTTCCATGTCTGCGCCCTCTCTAGCATTATAGGCGGGCAGTTATTTCCGCCCGCCGTTGCTTTTTACATTTCTACCAGTTTAAGGCTCGCAAGCTCTGTAGCTCTTGCCTTATCTACCTCGAAAACGTCGCCAGCGTGCTTAATTTCCTTAAGCTGCAAGTCGTAATAGTTCTGTACTACAGTTATTTTAACTTTAGCTGGTGCTTTCTTAGTTTCCTTAGCCTCTGCTGCCTGCTCCATTTTAGCCTTAGTAGCTGCCATGTTAGTTACCTGCCTTTCTGGTTTTTACGGCTCTTAAGCCTTTGCAATTTTCTTAGCAAGTACTAAGCCGTTGCCGTCTACTACCTTACCGTCTACAATCATAACTCCCTTAGTAATCTGGTCGTCTGTGTCGTTGTCCTCGTATTTCTTTACGCCGATAGCAAGGTTAGTGTTAAGGTCGTAGTTTGCAAAGTCGAAAGCGAAAGCGAAAATGTCGTTAACCTCTGCTACTGCAAAGTTCTTAAGGTGCTCTGTAAGTACTACCTCTCTACCCAGTAAGTAGCGCTCTGGTCTACCGTTTACACCGTAGTTAATGCGTGCAATAGGCTGCCCGTTATTGTCTACCATGCCTACAAAGCCCATGAAAGACTTTTTAGACATACAGTACTTAGCGTTAGCCTCGTATGCCTCTGGGATAGCTGCCTCAAGTGCCACGAGTGCAGCGTAATTAAGCTCTGCTACCTCTACAGTCTCTGCTACTACGTCGCTGTTGATGATACCAGTAGGGCAGTTAGTGCCGTCGCCTGCAATGATAGCTGCCTCAAGCGCCTTAGTCATAGCCTCTACGATATTGTTAATAAGCAACGCCTCGAAAGCTTCAATGCTCATAGCGTCAACCTCAAGCGATACAGCTACAGCGCAGCGTAACTTATGGTATGCAAAAGTGATAGTACCGCCAGCGTATGCCTGCTTTGCGCTACCTGCTCCCTCGTTAACCCAGCTAGCCACTGGCTTTGCAGTCTGCTTAGGAATTGAAACGCCGCCCTTGTATGCAGTCTTAGTAACTAAGTTAAGGATATTGCCCGTAGTTTCAAGCTTAGATACTATCTGCTCAAGTACTACAGTAGGCAACGCAGCTCCAATGTCTGTAGTTTTAGTTGTTGCGTCTTGTCTGTACTCTGCTGGCATTGCAGTACCTCTAGTTACGTACTCCATAAATGCCTTACGGTAAGCCATAGTACCGTACTTGTCCTGCTCCTGCTGTCCGTCTGCTCCTGCAAAGCTACGTACTACCTTAGCTGGCTGTACGCCGTCTGCAAGTCCAGCAAGTGTAGCGTTTCTCTTTTCTGCTGCCTCTAAAAGCTGCTTTCTTTCCTCTGTCAGCTGCTCTGCCTCAGTTACAAGAGCGTTAGACTGCTCTACTGTAAGCTCTGCGCCTCTTGTTTCAAGTTCCTTTTTGATTTCTGCAATTCTTGCCTCGATTTCCTTAAGATTCATGTCTTTTTTTACCTCGTGTTTTTCTTTTTACTAAATGTCTAATGTGTCTATCTTAAGTTTAGCTATACGCTTTGCCAGCTGCTCCCGCTGTTCTAGTTCTCGTCTCCCGTTAACGTAGTTACGCGCTGCTATATTTGTATCGTCGTTAGCTGGTATAGAAACTGCGCTAACGTCGTATACTTTCTTTACCTCTAAAATTGTGCGGGTTCGTGTTTTCTGGTCGTACGCGTCCTTTGTTACTACAAAAGCCCAGCTCATTTTAGTTATCATGCCTGCGGCTATATCCTCATAAAGTCCGCGGGCTAGTTCTGTTTTGCTAAGGTCTGCTGTAACCTTAAGCCCGTTGTCGTCCATTTCTAGCTTAAGTGTGTCGTTAGATTGTCTAGCGTACACCCTTCCGCTATGGTCGTACTGCATTATAACGTCGCTCATGTCTGCATTGTCTAAGGCGTGTCTGTCTATTTCCTCGTAGTACTTTGTGCCGTCGTAGTCCTCATACATTAAATACGGCACGTTAAAAGTAGTGGCGTAGCCCTCTACTATGTAGCTGTCCTGCTGCTCGTCCTCTTTTTTCTCTTTAGCTCGGCAGCAAAGCGGCTGCGCTAAGTTTCTGTACTCTCTGTCTTTACATACTGGCATTACTCTACCCCCTCGTCGTTGTTGTCGTCGTCGCCCTCGTCTGGCTCTGTATACTGTGGGCTTTCGTCGTCCCCCAGTTTGCTTACCTCTGTGTATTCTTTACGTATGTAGTACTTGTCGCCGTCCTCTACGTGTGGCAAGTTCCATATATCCATAACCATATTACGTGTAAGTAGTCCTCTGTCAAAAAGCCCCTCGCTTACTTGTAACTTGGTGCTGTTGCTTGCGTACTGTAAGCGGTTAGCACTAAATAAAATCATATTGCCGTGTGCTAGCTCTCTGTCTGTAAATGTCATGTTAGAAAGCACTAAGCTAAGCTGCAATGCAAACGGCTCTATTTTTCCCTCGTAAAACGCGTTCCATTGTTCCTCGTTAAACTTGTTTTGCAGTATTTCAATACTTACTCCAAAGTGTGTGCAAACGTTCTGCTCTATTTGCTGCATTTGTACTGCGTTTGGTGTATATGGCTTGCTTTCTACCTGCTTTAAGTCTGCAAACTTACTGTCGTATATAATCATGCCGCTAGTATTTTCGCTGCTTAAGTTATCCTCAGTAAATCGCTGGCGCTCTTTTCTTATGTCCTCTGGCTTAAGCATATTAGCTATCTTTGCCATAAAACGTATGTTAGCGCTATTCTTTACAGCGTTTACGATACCCTCGTTAGTAGTCTGTATTAACTGCATTGTAGGGCGTAGCGTGCTGTTATCCTCGCCGAAAAGGTCGTCGCGGTACTGGTGGCTAGTAAGTATGCCCACTCTGTCAAACTCTATGCAGCCTTTTAAGCCGTTTCCGAAAGTGTAACGCAGGTATAGCACTCCGTCTGCGCCTTGTATAAGCTCGCAGTGCTGCGGCAGTAGTGGAAAATAGCCGCAAAGCTCGCCGTACTCGTCCTCTATAGGTGCTATAAAAGCTGTGTGCTCGCACTCTAGTATAGTTGCTACCCTTGCTATAAACTTTGTCGTATCCATAAAGCTATTAGGCTTAAACTGTAGTACGCGCTCTAGTCTGCGCATTGCGCTGCCCTGCATTTCTGGCTTAAGTTTGCTACAGTGTGTAGCTATGCAGTTAATTGCCGTGCGGGTTAAGTCCATTTCGTATACGCCGCCGTCGTATGTGCTAAATACTGGGCTATAGCCGTTTAGCATTTTGAAATACTGCCCCGTTATTTCTTTCTGCTGCTTTTGTTTGAAAATATAATCAAAAAGCCCCACGTTAATTACCTCACTTTTAGTTATTCTTTAGCAGCTCGCCTATTTCGTTGTACCATTTCTGCCGCACTGTTAGTGCGTCTATTACGCTAACAAAGCCGTCTATATGTGCCCTTGCCTCTAGCTTTACTGGTCTAAACTTTCGCGTTTCCATATTCTGCTTAAGCGCTACGTTTAGAAAATGGCTTTTTAGTAGGTTATTGCTTGCTATCTTAAAATTGCCGTCTTTTAGTATTCCCTCAAACTCTCTTATTACTGGCGTTAGGTTTTCCCCTTGGAATACGTCGTCTGTATGAAAGCCTGCGCCCTCTAGCTTGTCTATTAAGTACTTTGCGCTGTATCTGTCGTAGCCTATTTGCAATATATAAAGCTCGTACTCAGTTACTAGCTGCATAAACCAGTTATAAACGTCGTTATAGTCTACGTAATTGTCGCCAGATAGTGTAACGTTGCCCTTTTTAACGAAAATGTCATAAGGCACGCCGTCTGTAGCTTGCAGGCTCTCTAGTCTGTTGTGTGGTATAAAAAACTGTGTAAAGGCATATAGTATGCCGCCCCGTTCTATTACCACGCTAGCTGCCGTTAAGTCTGTTGTCTGGCTTAGGTCTATACCGCCTACAGCGTAGCAGCCCCTAAAGTCGTCTAGTTTAAGCTCTACGCCTGCTGCCTCTACTGTCTGGTATTCTAACCACGCTACGCTACTGTTTTGCTTAATATTGCAGTACTTAGTTAAAAACTCTGCACGCTTACTTAAGCTACTCTCAGCTACTGCTATTTCGTCTATAAAAAAGCTTTCCTGCACGCTTACGCCGATATTAGGGTTAGCTTTTCTTAGTTCTGTTAGGTCGTCCCACTTAGTAGCGTCGTCTATCTGGTAAATAAGTGGTAAAAGTCTGCGCTCTTTGCTGTTACCCTTAAGAAAGCTAGTAGCACGTTTCATTAACTCGTCGTAAATACTGTCGTTAATGTAGCCTGCTGTGCTTATGCTAAATATTAGCGGCTGCTTTCTAGCACCTAGCGCACTTTTCATTACCTCGTATTGTTTAAGCCCGCCGTCGCCGCTCCATGCTGCCAGCTCGTCGCAAACTACTAACTGTGGGTTAAAGCCGTCGCTCTTTTTTGCGTTAAAAGCTATAGGCTTAATTACTGTGTTGTTTTCTGCTATGTATATGTCGCTGCGCCTTTTCTTTGCCAGTTCCTCTAGCTCTGGCTCTGCTTGTATCATTTTGTAAAAGCCGTCGTATACCAGCGCTGCTTGGTCTAGTTTAGGCGCTAGGCAGTATATTTCTTGCCCGTATTCTGGCTCTATGTATGCCTCGTAAGCAATAATAGCGCTAGCAAAAAGGCTCTTTCCGTTCTTACGCCCTATAACTATAAATATTTCTCTAAAAACTCTTACGTTTTCGTCGTCTACAATTCCAAAAATAGCGGCTACTGCTGCCTTTTGCCATAGCTCTAAGTGTATTAAGTCGTTACGCCCTTTGCTGTGGTGGCAAAAGTTCTCTATAAACTTTATAGCCTTGTTGACTTTCTTAGCGTTGTACTTATAGTCGCCGCTTTCCAGTCCTGCTGCTATTATGTCGTATACCGCTATAACCCACTTGCCCGCGATTATTTCGCCGCTTTTTATTTTGTCGCGGTACTCAAGTATATAATTTCTTACTATTTGCGCCACGCTGCTTACTCGTCCCTAAGCGCTGCAAGCTTACTAGCTTTTCGCTTAGGCTCTGGCACTAGGTCTACCAGCTGCTTAATAACTGCGGCGTAGTTTTTGCTTAAGCTTATATACGTGTCTGCCTCTGGGCTGCGTTTTGTGCCGTACTGGTTTTCGCCGTTCTTATACTCAGTTATCCAGCCGTCGCTTTCTAGCGTCTTTTGCAGCTCGTCTAGCTCTATGCTCATAAATGCCGCCTTATCTATTAGCGGCGTTACTAGCTTTTTCTTATTTGCGTCTAAATCCTTAAAAATACCTCTAAGTCTGCGCTGCTCTTTTTTTATCTGCTCTTGTTTTGTTAATTCTGTCGTAGTTGCCATAAGTCTTACCTCGTTTTCGTTCTGCTGCTACCTCTGGCTACACCCCACCCCCTCTACACCACGTATGCGCACGCCCGTAGGGTAATTTTGATGTATCCCCCTCGGTAGCTGTCCCCTTTCCTCGTAAAAATTCAATAGGGGCTATACTGTGTAACTGTTTTTGGTTTCTCCAGAAATAATTTATATAAAATTGTTTAGCAGCTATTGCTCGCGCTACCTCTCGGCAATACGTTGCCGTTGTCGTCGAAAGCGTAGCGCCTCTTGTCCTCTTTGTGGTGTTCCTTATTGTGGCAGTCTTGGCACAACGCCTCTAGGTTATCCCAGTTAAGCGTTATGTTTGCGTCGTTAATATTCTCTGGTGTTAGGTATTGCTTGTGGTGTACTACCTTTGCAATGTCCCCGCAGCGCTCGCATATATTCTGCTGGCTTAGTAAGTAAGCCTCGCGCGTCTGCTCCCAGCTTTTGCTAAAGTAAAATGCTCGTGCCCACGCTTTCAAGTCCTCGCCTCTCTTTCTGGCTGCTACCTAAACGCGTAATAGAGTAAGCCCGCGCCTACTCTTTTTCACAATACCATTTTACAAAATAGCTTATTTGTAAAAAATATCAAAAATAAATCACGCTTTAGCCTGCCGCTTAAGTTATATTATGCTGTCGTCTAGTCCCCATAACATAGCGCTTAGTTCCTCTGTTATTCCAGTTACCCAGCGTCTAGGCGTTGCGTCCCCGCAGCATAACTGCTCTGCTATGTGCTGGTATGTCCTGCCCTCTATAAAGTACAGTCTAAACGCCTCGTACTCTGCCTCTTTTCCGTCTCGCTCTTTATTGCTCTTAATAATCTCTAGTGCCTCGTTAATATGCTCTACTGCTATTTCTGTCTTAAGCCTATTAGCTTTTAGCGTTACGTTCTGTAGTACGTGCTCGCTTGTATCCTGCTGCACCTTTACGCTAAACAGTGCAGCCCTATAAGCTTTCATAAGGTTAAAGGTGTCTACGTATCTGTCGCGCTGCTGCTTGTCTGCTTTCTCTTGCCTTTTGTATTCCTTTATGCCTGCTGCTACTGCCTGCGCTATGATTTTGTTTAGTTCGTCTTTTGTTATCTCCATAGCGCGCCGCCCTCAATTAAAAGGCAGCTCGTCGTCTATTCCGTCTGGTATATTCATAAAGCCGTTAGCGTCTGTGGCTGGTGCTGTATCCTGCTGCCCGCTGCCTTGTCCTGCTGCCCCTTTGCTCTCTGCAAAGTTAAGCTCTTGCGCTAGTACCTCTGTGTAATATACCTTGCTGCCGTCCTTGTCGTAGCTGCCAGTTTTTATTTTGCCTACCAGTTCTAGCTTAGTGCCTTTGTGTGTGTACTTTTCTACCCACTCGCCCAGCTTGCCTATAGCTTTGCAGGCTATAAAGTCTGTCTCTTTTCCTCTGTCGTCTACCGCCAGTGTAAAACGTGCTATAGCTGTGCTGTTATCCTGCCCGCCGTAGCGTACCTCTGCGTCGCGTGTTAAGCGTCCCGTTAATTCTGCCTTATTCATGTTTACCCCCTTTTCCTGCCTTGTTGATAATGCTAAGCACAATAAGTGTGCCGCATATAATGCTAGTAATTATTATTGCTGTCATTGTTTAGCCCCTCGCTTTCTTCTTTGTCGCAGCTGCCGTTATATACGCAGCTCTTGCAGTCTTTATACTCGCAGGTGTTTTTAGTGCTCCACCCACAAAGCCTTAGTAACCCCATAAGCCCTGCTGCCATAGCAAAGCCCAGTAATATATATCCCGCTAGTTTCATTGCTTACCCCTCTAAGTCTGGCGCTACCAGTTCTAAGTATGCGCCCAGCGTTCTTACTGCGTCGTCGTAGCCATAGCATACAGCAGTAAAGTATCCCTGCTCTGCTAGTTCTGTTAGCCATTGCTTTTGTAGTGCTGTTGGCTTGTTTGTCTTGTCCTCTTTCTTAAGCTCAATATATAAGCCGTGGTATCCTGCTCTTGCTACTGGTAGCATTAAGTCTGGTACGCCTGCTTTTACACCCTGCCTTTTAAGTGCTATAGCAGTGCTCTTATTTCTCTGCCCGCCGTTCGGTATGTGGTGCAGTAGCCTAAGCTCTGGGTATTTATTGCGGTTAATATCGCACCAGCTAAAAATAGCCTCTTGTGCGCCCGCCTCTGTGTCTATACGATAGTTGCTCATTATAGCTTACCCTCGCTGTCTAAAAGCTCTAGCTCTATGTATGCCTTTTGCTCGTGCTCGTCCAGCGTTTCCCCTCTCTGTATTTTCTCTTTAAGCTCAGCTAAAAACTGTTGCATACTCTCTTTTGCCTCTGCCTCGCTAACGTCCATTAAGCACGCCTGCGTATACTCGCAAAATAGGCAACACTTGCTACAGCGTTTATGCGGGCTTTTATGTATCCACCACTTAAAGCGCCCTAGCGTTTCCTCTCTAGTGCCTATTAGTATTGCCTCTCTGTCGTCCTCGTAAAGTAGCTGCATATACTGGCTAGCCGTGTGCATTGCTTTGCCTATAGCACCTATAAGCGCTAAGGCAAGTGTAAGCACTGCTGCCAGTGCAGCTATTATTACTGCTACTTTCATTACCTCGCCTACTTTCCGTGTAACCTCTCTAGCTCTTGCGCGGTTTCCGCTACGTCTAGTGCGTACTGGCTTATAGTTCCCTCGCTATAGAGCTTATTTGCTGTGTCTGTCGCCATGTTATACCTCATAAGCACGTAGTAAATGTCTTGCCCGTTTTCTGTAGTGTCTCTTAGTTCTTCTATAAGGTCTGCTGCCAGTAGCACGTTACTATACTCGTCGTATATGTCTGTTACCTCTAGCCGTTCCATGCGTTCTGCCATGTAGGTACTATTAACCTGCATAAGTCCTACGCAAGTGCCATTTCGTGCAGTTATGTAGTAGCTGCTCTCGTGAAAGCATATAGCTTGCAGCAGCTCTGGGCATATATTGTAAAGGTTGCCTACCTCGCTTGTAATTTTCATTATGCGCAGCTCGCTTATATAGCCGTCTGGTGCACTCGTGCTAGGTATATACTCTGGCTCGTATATTTCATACTCTTTATGCAGGTTTTTTACTATTTCGTTTTCCTCTGCCTCTGTAAGCTTAAGGTCTGCTGCCTCTTTTGTATCCTGCTGCACCTGCTCTATAACTGCTGCCTGCGCTGTATTGTCTATAGTGTCTATCGTGTCTGGTCTGTTTACTCGCAATATAGACAAAAGCAGTACTAGCAGTATGGCTGCTATTATTAGCCTTTTCTTTTCCATGTCTGTTAGTCCTCTCTTGTATTTACTCTAGCTTTACCATTGTGTATCTATACCAGCCGTAGCCGTAATACTCTTGGCTAGTTATTCCCTGCTGCACACTATCTGGCAGTATGTAGTAGCCTTTTGGTGCTTTTGGGTTTTCACTTACTTTGTAATAAGCTCTATGGCTTACTATCTCGTATACTGACTCTGGGCGTACTAGGTTTTTACTGCTGTTATATCGCTTTCTCATAAGTGCGCCCTCGTCGCTCTCTGTGTTTCTATGCTGGCAGGTGTACTTAAGCAGGTAGCTTGCTAAGTCTCCATAATTGCCGCTATCGTCTAGCGGAAATACTTTAACGCGGTTATGTCCCTCGTATGCTTTGTACCATGCCTTCTGTAGTAGCTCAGTGTCTAGCTTGTTTATTACTAAGTGATGATGTCTAGCACCCTTGCTGCCTATTTCCATAACGTGCACGTACTTAAGCTCTTTGCCAGCTTTCTTATACAGCTTGCGCAGCTCTCTTAAAAACTTTGCTATATCCTGCTGCATTTCCTCTTTTGTTCTATCTGGCTTATCTTTCTCGCGTATGTAGTCAAGTACTACGTGGTAGTCCCCGTAACTAAAGTTAGCATTAAGCAATAGCCTTAGCTTTCTCTCTGCCTGCTTATTGTTAATTCTTTTCTGTGCCTCTTTAGTAGGCTTTACTTTATCGTTACGTGTTTGCCCTTTTCTGTTATATCGTGCAGTGTAGTAGTACTCTACCTCTACTGTCTTACCAGCTGTAGTAGTTCTTTTAACGTATGGCATATATTATTACCTCTCTGTCGGTTAGTTAATACTTTTATCAAGTGTTTTAATAGGGCTTGCGCCCCGCGTTAAAAAGCCGTTTCTACTTATATATATGTAGAAATGAAAAGCGCCCGCTGTTTTACTGCTGGCGCTCGTCTACTTTCGCTATATTAAAAATACTAACCTCGTAGCTGGTGCGCTCTATGTCTCTATCGTCTGTGTGCTTAGTAAACTCTCTGCTTTGCAGCCTGCCCGTAAGTTCTACCTCGTCGCCTACCTGCCAGTCTTTTATCTCGTCGGCTACTTTCTGCCAGCATATACACGGTATGTAGCACTTTGTATTAGCTCTAAATACGCTGTCAATTTCCAGCATAATAGTTGTAATACGTTTTCCGCTGTGTCTAGTTCTGTAAGTAATGCCCTTGCCCAGCTTTCCAGTTAGCTTTATGTCGTTTTGCATAGTAAAGCCCTTTTCATTTACTACGCCTACAAAGTCTGCCGCTACAAAAGTTAATACGTGGTTAGTCTTAAAATCTTTAGCGGTTTGTATTTTTCCTATTACCATAACGTAGCAGCCTTTGCTAAATGGCAGTAATTCGTTTTCTGTCTTGTCTGTTATATAAACCTCTGCTAAGTCTGCTGTGCCGCTGTTTCGCTTTGTTTCTACGGTAATATGCTGGCACTTAATCTTAGTCCCGTTTATCTCTCTTTCGTCTGTAAGCTCAGTTACAGCAACGCCCATAAGCGCTACTACGTTACTTTCCTGCATTATTCCTCTGCCCCCTCTAGTTCTTTTAGTGCAGCCTCTACAGCTGCGCCGCTACTTTCCCAGCGGCTGTAGTCCTCTTTTACAAACTGAGTGCCCAGCAGGTCTTTAATATTTCCTATGCCCGCTGGCAGCTCGTCGCTTTCTATCTCTGGCAGCTGCTCGTAAAGCTCTACTGCATTAAAAGCGTATATTTTCTGCCCGCTAAGTGTGGCTGCTAAAAGCTCATAGCCTAAAGCGCTGTACTTTGCCTCTATTCTCTCTATAGCTGCCTCTATATCGTACTTAGCGTCGCCTATTTCCACTGCTGCACCCTCTAGGTGTTCGCCGTTTCGTCTGTCTCTTAGTTCTACGTCAAAGCTTAAAAGCAATATGTTAAGCTTGTCGCCCGTTACTGGTACGTTATCCATGTATTACCGCCTTTTCTACCAGCTCTGCTATTTCTGCTGGTGTTGTTTCGTCTGTAATTGCGATAATTGCTACGCCCTGCTGCTCTGCTAGTTTTATTTCTGCCTGCATACCAGCGCTTACGCCGTAACGGTTGCCTATAATCACGCAGTCGCATAATAAAAGCAAATCCTGCCCAGCCTCTAGCCCTCGTGCTCTCTGCTCTGGTATCTCGTCGTTAGTTACCTGCGTTAAGTAAAGGTGTGGCGTAATAGGCGCTAAGCCTGCTGCCATTACTTTACTTGTAATCTCTTGCGCGTAGTCTATGTGGTTGTCTAGCTCTGTCTCTGTTTTTGCCCTATAAGGGCTACATATATAACAAGTCCGCATTTTCTTATATCTCCCGTAATGTTAATAGCGTGCGTAGTGCCTAAACTGTTTTTCGCGCGCTCCCCTTTGTGCCTCTACTTTGTCGCTGCCTCTTAGCTCTGCGTATTCCTCTTGTATTTTGCGTCTACAGCGTCCTACTGTTTCTATACTTGGTATGCTGTACTTTTTATAGCTCCTAAAAAAGCTGTCTACAGATACCCTCGTAAAGTCTATGCCCTTTTCTTTGCCGTATCGCTCAAGTACTCTGCAATATAGTAAGCTGTCGCTGTCTCTTGCTGCTGTATCCTGCTGCAATATCGTAAATACTAAGTTAGTAGTGTTTTTAAGTTCTCCCATTTTACACGCCCCCTTGCTCAGTCCTCTAGGGCGCTTTTTTCTATCTCTACGCGCTCTACTTTTATGCTGTTTTCTTTAGCTGTAAGTGTTGCTCGTATTCCCTCGCCAGTTACCAGCGAAAGCTTTTTTATTTTCTGGCACGCTAACGGGCTTACCGCGTGTAGCATTACCTCTAAGGCTGCTGCCCCGTCGTTCTCAAAAAGCCGTTTTACGTTAGCCTCTGCGTATGTTTTCTTTTGCTCTACTTTCTGCAAGTACTGCGCCTCGTCGCAATTACATTGCAAAGTAGCTAGCTTGTTTATTTCGTCCTCGTTAAGTCCCTCGCCAGCTACTACTAACTGTGCCTGCCCGCAATATACGCAAGCGCCCATAAACTCTGCCATAAAAGTTACCTCTCTTTCGTTATGTTATTTGTTAAGTGGTTAAGTTAACCAGTAATACGCCGTGCAGTAGTCGAAACTGCGTTACACGCTTATAAGGCGTGCGCTCTAACCGTTGAGCTAACGGCGCTTATATAATTAGCTGCGATACCCCAGCAGGCGCTACGCTTTTGTTGCTGTGTTTGTTTATGTCCCCTGCCCGTAGGTCTTATAGGTTGCCGCGCCCAGTTCTCGCAGATAATTACCCGTTAGGTAATTTGCATTACCAGCAGCCTTTAGCCTTTAATATTTCTAGCTGGTGTGCTAAGCCGTCTGCTGCCTGCTCCCAGTCTTTAGCGTCTCGCTGCGCTTTTATTAAAAGCTCTGCTGTATTGCTTAAATTGCTTTTAACGTGCCTAAGCTCGCCGCGCAGTATTTCTATTTCTGCGTCTTTTGCTCTAATTTGTGCTATAGCTGCCTGCTGGTAGCCCTCTGCCTCGCTTATAATTGCTTTATGCTGTCTTTTTACCTCTTTTAGCTCTCGTTTTAGCGCGTCTATTTTTTCTAGCAATTCTATGCGCTGCTTAAATTCCTCTAGCAGCTCTTGCTTTTCCTCTTTTACTGGCTCTGCCTGCTGCACTGCCTTTACTTTTATAGCTCTGTGCCTCAGTTCTGGCTTTTCTATTACCTTTAACGTTAAACTGCTGCCTATTAGGTCTACTAAGTGCTGCTGCCCGCAATGGCTGCAAGTGTTTACTACGTCGTCTTGTAGGTCTTGTAGCTCGTAACCGCACTTTAAGCAGTTTTTAGTACCTTTGCTGTGTATGCTGCCTGCTCTTTTTAAGCTCATTGTGTATAAATTCCCCTTATACTGTCTGTCTATATCTGTATTACGTAATAAAGCCTAAGCTCTAAGTCGCTAAAACTGTATGCTGGCGTGTCCTCTTGGCTAAGTGGCTGCATAAGCCCTAGCTGCTGCCAGTGTTTGTGGTTTATCTCTGGTCTAAATTGCAGCTTTTTAACCTCGTTAAGCTCTATCTCGCCTAAGTTCCTCATGCCTGCCCAGTCGTTGTATATAATTTCTTTGTCCTTTTCGATTATTAAGCGGCAGCTGCCGTCTATAATCTCTAGCAAGTCTTTTACTATCATTTCTTAGCCCTCTGTCTGTGGGTACTTGCTGCCATATTCTATGTAGTGCTGTAGTGCCTGCTCTGGTATGCAGTAGCACCACTTAGTAGACATTTTTATAGCAGTGCCTATAGGTAATATGCCTTGCTGTAAGCCTATACGTACAAACTGTGGGCTTACCCCTAAGCGCGCTGCTGCCTCTGTTGGTGTAATATTGTTGCCCTTATTCATTGCTAAGCCCCTCTGCTGTTCCTGCTGCCAGTTTGTTTCCTGCTATAATTCCCTGCGCAAAGTAAGCTATGCCTCGCTGCTGGTCTTGTGGTAGCTCTGCTATTTCTGTCATAAGCTCACTAAATGCAGTAAAGCCGTTTTCTTTATCCTGCTGCTCTGTTATTACTGCGTTATTGTTTCTCTTATCCATGCTTGTTACCTCTATTACTCTTTAGTAGTCGCCCTCGTGCCCCATTATTTGCAAAAGGTGCTTTTTTGTTAGTAGCAGCGCTAAGCCCATAGGTATAAATAAAAGGCTTGCTGTAGCGTCGTAGTCTAAAAGCGGTACGCTTACTATGCCTAAAGCTATTGCAAGTAGCCCGCTTGCTCTCTGTATAAAAAAGTACTTGTGCTCGTATCTCTCTTTAGCTCTGCGCTCTCGCCTTTTCTGCTCTCTTTCTGCTACGTGTCGCATAGCAGCGGCGTAGCCCTCGTCGTACGCCAGCTGCTCTATTATGTTTTCATACTCTCCCATAATGTATGCCCCTCTCTGTCGCTATGTTCATGTTGCTACCTCTCTTTCGTCTGTAAGTCTTACTCGTACCCCGCAAAGTGTAAAAGTAAGTGTGTTTTTGTTGCTTATGTTACATATTATAGTTGCTTGTGTTAACGCTGTCAACATAAATTATATTATTTTGTTGCTTGTGTTACGTATGCGTGGTAGAATAAGGAAAAACTAAGAAAGTAGGTAGCGTATATGGATATTAACAATAGAGTAAAAGACGTTCGTAAGTCGCTTGGCGTATCTATGGAAACTTTCGGCGCGCGTATCGGCGTTACCCGCTCTGCTATATCGCGTATAGAAAGTGGCGTAGTAGGCGTTACTAACCAAAATATAACGGCTATATGTCGTGAGTATAACGTAAATGAAAGCTGGCTGCGTTCTGGTATCGGCAATATGTTTTTAGAATTAAACCGCGCAGAAATGGCAGCTAATATAGTAGGTAACGCTATTGCCTCTGGCGACGATTTCGTTATAAGCACTTTTGTAGCATTAGGGCAGTTAACGCCGCAGCAGTGGGCAGTAGTTAAAGACTTTGTATACAAAATAAAAAGCAGCACCCTTTAAGTGCTGCTCGTGTTTCAGTTCTGGCTTATTTCTTTAAGCCTAAAATAAACTGCAATACTATTTTAAGTAGCTTTACGTCGTGCATATTCTCAAGTGCAGCGTATATAAGCTCTTTTATTTCTCGCTCTTGCATAGTTATTACCTCGCTTTCTTAAAGTCGGCTGCTGCCGCTGGTAATAACTATACAAAATATAAAAGCAGCAAGCTTTATGCCTGCTGCCTCTATGATACTTATAAACCTACGGCTTACTTGTACCCCGCAAAGTTATTGTAGCATAAGCCGTACACTGGGTATAGGCTTATTTTTTATACCCATTTTTAGAAAGTAGGTGTAATTATGAAACTACCAAACGGCTACGGCTCAGTATATAAGCTAAGCGGCAAACGCCGTAACCCTTATATTGCTCGTAAAACTACTGGCTGGTCTATTGACGAAAAGACGGGCGCTGCTAAGCAGCTATACGCTACTATAGGATATTACCCCACGCGTGCTGCTGCCCTGCAAGCTCTCGCAGATTATAACCAGCACCCGTACGACATACAAACAGATACTATAACATTTACTGAGGTTTACGAAAAGTGGGCAGAAAGCCACTTTAAGGAAATAGTACCCAGTGCCTGCCGTACGTGGGTTAGCGCATATAATCATAGCGCCCCGCTGCATAATATGCGCTTTAAGGAAATACGCTCAAACCACTTAGAGCAAACCATAATAAACGCTAACGTAGGGCAAAGCACTAAGCAGCGTATGAAAAGCTTATATAATATGCTTTATAAATACGCCCTTAAGTATGAAATAACAGACAAAGACTACGCCGCGCTGTGCGATAGCGTTAAGCGTGGCAAGCCAGAAATAGAGCGCATACCGTTTAGCGACGCAGAAATAGCGCTACTGTGGGAAAATGTAAGCTTTCCGTTTGTAGACATGGTTCTTATAGGAATATATAGCGGCTTTCGCCCTCAAGAGCTAGCTATATTACGTGTAGAAAATATAGACTTGCAGCAGCAGACTATTATAGGCGGGTTAAAGACTGACGCAGGGCGCAATAGAATTGTGCCCATACACCCAGCCGTATACCACTTGGTCGAAAGTAATTATAATAACGCTGTGGCGGCAGGCAGCCCCACTCTTTTTAACGACGAAAACGGGCAGCAGGGCACGCAGCTTACTTACGATAAATACCGCGGGCGCTTTAATAAAATATGCAAGCGTTTTAACCTTAAGCACCGCCCACACGATACCCGCCACACTTTTATAACTAAAGCTAAGGCTGCTGGCTGCAATGATTATATAATTAAGCTTATTGTAGGGCACGCTATTGACGACGTAACCGAAAAGACGTACACGCACCGTACTATAGAGCAGCTTAAGCAGGAAATGGCGAAAATAAAATAATAGCTATAACGCACGTTTTAACGCTTGTAACGCGTTTGCGTGCGTTTTTAACGCTTGTAACGCGTTGGCGTGCGTTTTTAACGCGCTATATAACCACTTTTACGCGTTTTTGGTTTTAACTTGTCCGTAACTTGCCTATAACTTGCCGTTATTTCCATTTCTGGGCATAAAAATAGAGCTACCAGCACGCCCGCTAGTAGCTCATTTATTTTGTTAGTTACGTCTGTCTGTTACTTGTTAGTTATTTGTTAGTTACGCACCTTTTCCCGTACTGTTTCGCACTTTCTTAAGACACTCGCTAGCCCGCATAACTACTGGCTTTTCTAAAATCTACCAGCCTGCGCAGCCTCTTCAATTGAAACAGTAGCCCCGTATTTTATAGGCTTTCTATATGCTTTTGTTAGTTACGTGACTGTTACTATAAAACGCTTATACTGTTTAGTACGCCTACTTGCTG